GATTAGGCCTAACGGACCTATGGGGCCAGAGTGGCCTTTAGGCCCGCATGGAGACATGAGACCGATTAATCCTCAAGGGCCTAATGGACCTATCAAACCAGTTCCAGCTTCCGAAATAGACGCAGCTGAGCGAGAAATAGGTGTGGAAGCGAAGAGTGTTGGCGCCCAGGCTAGAGAATTGACCTCAGAGGAGCTAGCAGCTGAGAAAATTGTCCCAGAACGGGTCATTGCAGTTGAGCCAATTACTCGAGCCGTTATGGATAGTAACAATCGTGTGGCTGCAATACCGAAATGGATTCAAAATTTAACAAAGTTTTCAGTATCTAATCAGCTTCAAGTGTCTCCTTTTGCTACAGGGCCCTATGTCAGCCGACTTCTTTTCTCGAATCCTTTAATGTCTGTTGCCAATATCGAAGAGAATATTGCCTCTCCAAGGGCTTTGGATGACCGAATCTTTTCTGCACAGCAAGCTTTGTGGAATCCAGCCAGAGTAAAGATAAATGAAATATTTATGAAGCAACTCGGCGTGGAAGGATCAGCCTTTAGTGGAGTTCGTTCAAGGCTAGCTAATGCTCTTGCCAGCGGGGATGCTTTAAATAGAGACCAATTTCATACATCTGTTTTCACTGTTTTAGAAACTAATGTTAAAAGCAAACATGCATCGGTTAATGAGGTAGCAAGGATAATTAGAAATGAAGTTATGCTTCCTCTAAAAAAAGAATTAGTGAGATTAAATTTACTTCATCCTAAATTTCTTGAACCTGAATATGATGCCTATTTTCATAGGATGTTTAATCGTGCTGCTGTAAGTGCAAATCCAAATGAGTTTGAAGCATTATGTTTTGAATTCTATAAAGATGCTAGAAACTTCTATCGAGATAATGCTGTAATTATTGATTCGTTAAAGAAAGCGCCTGAAGCCACAAAGGCAGAATTAGAGGCATTACGTTTACGAAAAGATTTAAATCCGGCCGAAAAGAATGCTCTGATTGAAGATCTTAATAATAAGATGATGCGTGAGTATAAAGAACTATACGATTATATACCATCGGAGTTTATGCCTGCCGATGGACATATCCCAAGCATAAAAGAAGATGGCGATTTATCTATATCAGCTAATCAAACTTTGATGAGAGTTTTAGGAACGGATATTGAATCTTCTATGAGCTTGTTTGGCTCAGGTCCTGGAGGGTCAAACCCTTTGCAATCTAGAGTTTTGGGGATGCCAAATACTTATTCAGCCGAGATTGTGGATTCGGACGGGATATTGAGAACAGTAACTGCCTCAGATTTCATAGAAAAAGACTTTGACCGTGTGATTTCGAAGCTGGTACGTCAGTTAACACCTATTATTGAAAGCACAAAATTAGCAAACGAACTAGGATTTGAGAAGATTGATGACTTAAAAAAGTTCCTTTTACAAAGTTTGCAGGATGATTATAACTTCCTTAAGAAAGGAAAGCAGGGCGCTGCTGCTACTAAATTAACTAACCAATACGAAGCTGATAAGGAACGTATTGAACATAGTTTTGACGTGATGGCCAATGTAACTGGACAGGATAATAACGTTTATGGAAGATGGTATGCCAAATTTCTAAGACATCTAGCCGATTACAATAGAGTAAGACTTTTAGGAAGTGCCGGTCTTTCTTCAATACCTGACTTGATGGTAGGTCCATTTAGACAGGGATTTGATAGTCTCGTTCTGGACTGGATCGCTCCTCTTGCTAAAAGCATGGTTACCTTTCAAAAGAATAAAGCCACAAGAATAAATGCCCAAGATGCCAGGAACATGGGTTTTGCTCTTAATGTAGAGATGGGAAAGATAGCTAAAGCTCTACAAAACAATGATGAGTTGCTTATCAAAAAGGCTTGGTGGGGTAATATTTCTGAGCCTATTGTTAATATGTTAGGTAACATAAATGGTGTTAACTTCATTCAAGACCTGGTTCAGAACCTAAATTTCAATGGCTCTGTTTCGCGAACTATACGAACCATAGCTAGGCAGATAGAAAAGAAAACCTTAACCGAAAGAAATAGAAGAAGACTACGATCCATTGGTATACCAGAAGAAGACATACCCGTTATATACAAAATGTGGAGAGAAGCAGTTGGGCCTAACGGCGGCCGTGATGGAACAGTTTATTATTCTGATATGGGTAAATGGAATATAAATACTCCAGAAAGAATGCGTGCGTATGAGAACTTTAGAGATGCAACGGTGCGCGACGTGAGACAGTCACAAACTGTCGCAACGGCGGGGGATAAGTGGAGAAAGCATCAAGATACTACTGTAAGACCACTTATACAATTCAAGGATTTTCTTTTTGCAGCAAATACTAAGATTTTTTTATCTGGACTTCAAAAGTTAGGATTAAAAGAATTTGATGTGATTATAAGCACTATGCTTATGATGGGAATGGGTACATTTTCTTATATCTTAACAAGTCTTGCTAAAGATCCAACAGGAGAGAATTTAGATTTAAGCCCAGAGAAATTGTTTAATGAAGGATTAGATAGATCGGCAATGCTCGGTTTATGGGGTGAGTTCAAAAACATTGGCGTAAAAGCCGGATGGCTTCCAGAGTTTCTAGGACAACCCGTATCAAGATTTCAAAGCCGAGGTGTAATATCTTCCTTTGTAGGCCCCACTATAGGAACTATTGAAGATTTATCTACTTTTGCATCAGCTGTAAAAGAAAATATTGATGGAACTAAAGATATTAAACAGGGAGATATAAACCAGCTCCTTAGATTCCTACCATATCAAAATCTATTTTATCTTAGATATATATTCGAACAAGCGGCAACCAGTTTAGGTGAATCAATAGGAGCAGAGGAACGCTAATGGCAAATATACAAATTAATGACATACCAAGCAGGGCTCAGTACCAGGCTGCAGGTGGACAAACAGTTTTCAGTTACACCTTCCCGATTAAAGCGCAAACGGATTTAGCGGTTTACAAAAGAGACCCAGATGCAATGCCAGTGGATGCAAATGATATCTTACAGTTAACGATTGATTACTCCGTCTCAGGTGTGAATACAGCCTCTGGCGGTACGGTAACTTTAGTCGTTCCTGCAGCCGATGGTGACATCGTTACCATCGTTGGAGCAAGACCTATTGATAGGTTAGCAATTTACGATCAATCAGTGACATTATCTAAGTCGGATTTGAATAACGATTTTAATAACAACGTTATGTTCGAAAAGCAAACTGAAACATTTTTAGACCAGATAACACCAAAGTACAACCGAAATGAATTGGTTGGGCCAGATTCTCGCCCTGACAAGCTCGTTCTCCCCATGTTAAAAGATGGCGAGGTTTGGGCAGGTCGTGGCGAGCTTGGTGAGAATCCGGATGATATTGTAGCTATAAGCATCGGCTCTCTCATAGATTTAGATGCTGACTTTGTTTTGGGTACAGCTAATCTCGATTTCCCAAATGCACAACCACTTGGCGGATTAGGGACCGGGATACTTTATAACTCTGATGATGGTACAACAGGAACTTTAAGCATCGTAAATATTGGTGCTGGATTAACTTTAAATACTGGAACAAAAACTTTAAGTACAACGGGTACAGGTTTTAACCTAACTTGGTATACTGTGACAATTAATACTGCGATGCAAACTTCCAGTGGTTACATACCAAACTCTGGTGGACTTTTATTACTTACACTTCCAACTACAGCAGCAGTTGGCGATGCATTAATGGTTGCTGGTCGTGGAGCCGGTGGGTTTCAAATAATTCAGAATTCTGGACAAGTCATCCATTTCGGAAGCATATCAACTACAAGCGGAGTAGGTGGCTCAGTGAGCTCAACCAATAGATATGACTCTGTAATTATGGTTTGCACGGTTGCAAATTTAGAATGGACAGTCTTAAGTTCACAAGGTCAACTCGACGTAATCTAAAGGAGATAAAAATGACTATTCAAAATTCAATTGGTGCTCCTGTGAGCGCGTTCGGGAAGACTTTAATAGATGATGCAAACCAACCTGCAGCAGTAAGCACACTATTTGATAATGCAGCTTTAACACCAGCTACTGTTGCTCCTGGAGACCTACTTTTAATACAAGATATTTCTTCGGGCAAGGTAGCTCGCACGGTGACTGCTCAGGATGTAGCCAATTTGTCCGGTGGAGGCGCTGCTCCGATTAATGCAACTTATGTTGTAAAGGCAACTGCAGATTTAGCTACTCTAACAAATGGGCAAGCATTAGGTGCTCTAGCTACAGGGATGGTTAAAAACACCACTACAGCTGGAGTTGGTACATTATCTTTAGGTGTTCAAGGTACAGATTATTATGCTCCAGGAGGGGTAGATGTTGCAATTTCAGATGGCGGGACCGGGGCTTCAACTAATACTGCTGGTATTAATAACCTTGTGTCTGGTGCTTCTCTTACTCCGACAACCGTAGCGTCATCCGATCTCGTTTTAGTGCAAGATTTTTCTGACTCACTTAATTTGAAAAGCGTGACAGCTCAGTCGATCGCGGATCTAGGACCCGGTGGATCGGCTGCTCCCGGGGACGCAACATATATAGTTAAATTAGCTTCTGATTTGGGTGGCCTGCCAAATGCACAAGCTCTTGGCTCATTAGCAACTGGACTTTTAAAATCAACCACAACAACAGGAACGGTTTCAATTGGCGTTCCCAATACAGATTTTCTTGCACCTGATGCAACCTTAATAAGCATTGCATTATTAGGAACGGCAGCAGATAAAACAATTTACACAACTGGTGTTGATACATGGGCAGAGACTGGATTAACTGCAGCTGGTCGCGCATTGATTGATGATGCAACTGCATCTGACCAAAGAACAACATTAGGCCTTGGAACTATTGCAACACAGAACTCTAATGCGGTTACAATAACCGGAGGCACCATCACTGGAATTACTCCCCTTACGGTTTCAGTGGGAGGGACTGGTCAAGCCTCTTTCACGGCTTATTCCGTAATAATAGGCGGCACACTTTCTACAAATCCAATTCAATCTGTTTCGACTCTTGGTACTTCTGGACAATTTTTAACTTCACAGGGTGCTGGTGCTCCTCCTATCTGGACAACAGGCGGTGGCGGAGGAGGCGGTTCAGATGGAACTCATTTTAGAGTTCAGGCATTTATATCTCCTGTTCTTTATTATTACGATCAAAACGTAAGTAGTGTCACAAGTTCTGGAACAGGATTTATTACCGTGAATTTTACAACGGCATTTACGGTTGGCCCCGTATTAACTTTGTGCGCTTCAAACATGCCTACATCAAGTGTAATGACTTATACAGCTAATAGTACAACTTCTGTAACGGCAAAATGTATCGCAGCGAGTGGGTTTGGAACCAACCCCGGTTACATATGGTTAGCAGGCTTTGGATCACTATAGGAGAATAATATGAATAAGGAAAAAGGATTTTTCACATCAGTTGTTTTATTGATTAGCCTTGCATGCATTTCTGGTTACGCATATTACATTATTAACATGGAAGATGACGACTCAGAATTAGAGGAAGCAGTAGAGCATGTAATTGAAGTTGAAGTAGAAGATTTATTTCATTTAGATAAAGGTAAGATGGATGGTAAAATAGATCTAACTCCAAAATCTAAAGAAAATAAATAGGTATTAATGGCAGTAACAGAAATAACTCCTAGGTTTGTAGCTAGGGAATATCAGAAACCTTTGATGAGAGCATTTCTTATTGAAGGAAAAAAACGTTTACTGCAAATCTGTCATCGCCGAGCTGGTAAAGATACCTTGGCATGGCAGATTATGTGGATTGCTGCCATACAAAAACCAGGTCTATATTTGTACCTTGCACCTATCATTAGTCAGGCTGCATCAATCATTTGGAATGGTCGAGGGAAGGATGGAACGTCCTTTCTTGATTATATCCCCAGTCAAATTATTAAGAAAATAAATAACTCTACCATGTCGATTTATCTAATAAATGGTAGTATAATTCGTGTGACCGGTTCTAATAATTTCGAAGCGATCGTCGGTTCCAATCCTTTAGGTTTAGTATTTAGTGAATTTCAAAACTCAGATTTGAGGTCGTGGGAAATCCTACGTCCAATTCTTGCTGAGAACGACGGGTTCGCCATTTTTAATGCAACGCCTAGAGGTTATAACCATCTGTGGGATATGTACCAAACGAACAAAGACAATGACAGTTGGTACGTAAGCTTGTTGACAGTAGACGATACAAAATTAAAGGATGGCTCCCCTGTAATTTCTGCTGAAGTTATAGATGAAGAGAGAAGGGCAGGGATGTCAGAAAGTGTGCTTCAGCAAGAATTCTACTGCAGTTTTTCAGCTGCAATAAAAGGAGCATATTACGCTGATGAAATGACACTAGTGAAGGAACGCGGGAGAATTTGCAATTTTAATATTGATGCTTCTCTACAGGTACATGTCTCATTTGATCTTGGTATCTCAGATGCTACCAGCATATGTTTATTTCAAGTTTACCCAAATTCAGATATTAAAGTTATATATCATTGGGAAGAGAACGGAAAAGAACTCGCACATTACGCCTTCAGACTTGAAAAACTTAAAGGTGAACTTGGGTTTAAAAAGTACGGACACATGTTCTTCCCACATGATATACGGGCGAGGGAATTGGGGTCCGGTCTCACGCGCATCGAGCAACTTAGAAAGTGCGGAATCTACCCACGAGTAGTTGGAAACCATCTAGTGATGGAGAGAATTCAATGTGTTAGGGCTATGATGCACAAGGTGTGGTTTCATGAAAAGAATTGTAAGTTCCTTATACGAGCATTGTCTGAATATAAAGGACGATGGGATGAGAAATATAAAACTTCTACGGGACCTGTTCATGATGCTTTCAGTCACGCTGCTGATTCTTTCGGTTATTTTGCAGTGGGTTATCTAGAAGCCTTCGACAATAAACAGTTGGACATCCAAAAGAAATACGCGAGTTTTATACCTTAGCCCTGCTAATCTTGCTAAAGTTGCTAATTTTACTCCAAATCGCAAAAGCTATACCCCAAATCGCAAAAGCCGTACCCCAAATCGCAAAAATGGCACCCCAAATCTTATTGGTGTCACCAAAAACGTGCTAGGTGTCACCTTAGGTGTCACTAAGTTGTACGTCAAAATCGTACAGCTGAAGAACTCACTCGATAAATAGCAAAAAAAAGTCACTTTATCGAGTGGAAAACACACTCTCTAACAGCATAGCGAGTCTTTACGTGTCTTTTTCTAGGTAAGAAAGTCACTTTTTAAGAAAATACTTTTACAAGAAAATGTGTTAAGGGCCATTGGCAGTTGGCAAAGATGGTCCATCGATGCCAACAAAAGTTAACCGATCGGTTAAGAAGTTAACCGAAGACGGCCCATTCGCTTAGGATTTGTGGTATAAGCCGTCCCAGTTTCAGAAACTGGGATTTTAAGATAGAAACTGGGATTTAATTAGTCGGGCTTCAAAAAATTTCAGCCAATACTTTTTCAAAAAAAGATAATGTTATTAATGTGCATTTTTTTGAAAATAAGATATTTTTATAACTTAATCAAGTCGGTGACAAAATGTAACCAACTGAAAAATAGTTCGTTGACTCATGCAAAAACTGGATAAATTTATAGGGGTGATTATAAACATAATCACCTATTTGAGTAGACACGACCTATCTTTGGCTGGTTAGCTTATTTTTGGTGAACATGTGAACTTGGTGAACTTAGATTTTGGATTTGAGATTGTCGGGAATTCCGACGTACTGAAGAATTGGCATTGTACAACTTGTAAGGATTATTTACAAGTTCAAATAGCACTCTGCTAGCATAAATAGCTTTCTGCTAGTTAGCATAAGGATACCCTCTTCTAGCAGAGAGACATTTCAACCGGTTACGATTTGTCACCAGTTCACCTTCCGTCAGAATATTGCTTTTCGTCTGCCTTATTATACACTCTCTTCAGGCCGGCCAAATCCAGTCATAATTCTAATAGATTGTTTTTTCCTATCAGCTTCCCTAGACTCTTTTTTAATATTGATATAATCTTCAATTTCGGATTCTATCCATCGAGTATTCTTTCCTCCGATAATAATTGGTTCTGGAAAGTGCCCATCTTGTATCCATCGATACAATGAAGATCGTTTTATTGCAAGTTTTTCGCAAACCTGTTTTAAGTCTAATAATTGTGTCATTGAATAGAAGAAAACCCCATGCCTCTTTTGATTTCGCCTAGCTTATCATTTATATCTATATTTAAATGAACTATCGATGTGAGCACATCTTTATATTTTGTATGCTTTTCCATATCTCTAGTTTTAGCAAACTCTAGAAGAGTCATAGCCATTGATCTTGATAAATTGGTTATTTCAGATTCAAATTCACTATCTGTCATTATACTCTATCGCTCCTTTTTAAATTTTGAACCGGTTACAATTTGTCACCAGTTGAATTTTGGTTTACCTTCTTAAATTCTGGTGAGCTTCTTCCATAATGGAATGGCCTTCTTTTCTTGGCTGAGTATTCAATGCACCAAGCTATAGCGTCTGCCTTATTATATAAACTGGCATTATTTTCTTTCTTAAAAGGTGGGCCTCCACCCGTATGAGCTTTGCTATCCAAAAGTGATAACTTAAGGCCAAGACCTGCAGCGATTGTCTTTTTATCTAGAAAATCACTTAAGGCTGCATTATGAAACTTTTCTTCGTATTCGTTCATCGTAATCCCTAATAAAATCCCGGGCACCTTGGGACTCTTATTCTCAAAAAACCCGGGAAACCGTCTTAAAGTTTATTTTTTCTTTGCCGCTTCGTACATATTATAAGCGTCATTAATTAGGGTAGCTACTGATACCCCAACTGCCCCAAATATAGCTCACGTAAAAGCACAAACCGGGCCCCAGGCTAATAATCCTGCAGTTGCGCCCAGAGTTGCAGCAGTTCCGGCATCAATTGCTAGCTTGATTGGGCTCGTAATTGGCACATCAACGGTAATATATTTAGCTGTATCGCCGTCATATTTGTAAATATCAATCGCTCCAGAAGGAATCTTTGCTTCTAGGTCCGTTAATTCTCTCATTTTAGCTCCTAGCAGGTGAATAATTCGGGGTAAAGGGCCTGGGTATTGTGCAAAACCATCTGATAAATCATCAAATAAGGCTGCATATCGTGAAAACTGGCCCCGTTATCTATCATAGTTTGAAATTCTGGAGGGATAGAACCGTCATATTGGATGGTAAACGTCACTGCCGGCATATCATAATGATAGTGCGTGGACTTGTGATCGTAGCTCATTGTTAATTCCCCACCTGCAACTTGGGTAAGTTGTTCCGCTAAAAGCTGTTGCATATGTACTCCTCGAAGTGTAAAGGTTTCCTTGACAGTTCGAACTTGTAACTAAAAGTCACTAGTTCAAATTAAAGGTTATTATATTTGAATTTAGAGTGATTGTACTGTGTAACGTCTAAAATTTCTTCGACTGGGTCGTTAAAATAATTGTTAATACAGTTAATTAGGCCCTTAGAAAGAAGCAATGCAATGATGCAAAAGTTATAATCTTCCCAAGTTCCGGTGTAAATAGCGACCCAAGCCACCATAGTTAACATAGTAAAAAACAGATAATTGACCACCTGAATTATTCTATTATTTTTTCGAACTCTTTCTATCTTTCTGATAACTGACTCTGAAAGTACGATCATTTGAATTCGACTCTAAACATTTTAGAGTTTCCACCATGACCATCAAACCCTTGGCGAGCTTTAAAATCGACAGGCTGCATGCTAGAGCATGAAACTAGGAAAAAAGATAATACAGATAATGCGCTAATTTTCTTTAATATCTTCATTAACTAACTCCTTCTTATAGTGTGCGCACATTATTTCGCGTTCTTGTTTATCGAAATGGGTCATACAATGCTGACAGACAAAAAGCTCGCAGGTCTCTTTGTCACCAGACTTTTTCCATACTGCAGGGATATAAGTATGAATACCTTTGGAACAGTTTGATGTCTTACCGCTTTTATTTAAACAATGACTCATTAGTTTGGCTCCGATTTGCAAATCATTTGACGTTCAACGTCCTCGTAAATAACTTTTCCATAAATAGCCTTATACATGGCTTCGAAAATGATAGACCTCTGGATTGGGTCAATGCAGTCTAAGCTTATTCTTCTGAAATAAGCGACATCATGACTCGTTGTGCGTTTAGCGATTAAATAAGATTTTCCAGGGATATCACAAGGAGTTACGTCAAAGCCTGCAAGCTGTTTATCTTTCTTGCAGACTGAGACGAATTCCTTTATATCCTCAATGATTGCTAGGACAGAATGATTCAATTATCCCCCGAGTTTGTCTATTAACTTATCTGACTGTGATTGTA